ATGATGATTCATTTTTTATGGGATTTATCGATAAGTATTATTATTTAAACTACGTTGAAGTAAATAAACAGCTTAAAATAGAAGAAGCTACTGAAACTTTTATTACTTCTCCAAGTGCAGCGTTAACGGGACTTACTCAAAATATAGCAAGCGGCTCAGGAGAAAAAGAAGCAGAAGAAAATACTATGATTAATTATTTAACTACTGAGCTCTCAAGCAAAGGACAGTCTAATTATATAGTAGACGCAACCCTCCTATCTGACCAAGGAACACTTTTAAAGAAACAGGGATATAAAAAGAAAATATATTATTACGATCACCTAAAGGCTACAAAAAAGCCAAACGAAAAATTCAAAGATTTTTTTACAGTGCCTTTAAAAAGCATAGATCGCCGACCTGAAATGTTCCTTGTTCCAGAAGAGAATAGTTTAGCAGAAAGTACAATAAAAAAGTGGATGAATATTGATTATGGAAATGCCCACAGTGAATGGAATGCTGCACGATTAATTAATTCACAAAACTTAAAAGAATTAGACAAAATAAAACTTAAAGTTGAATTAAATAATATAAATTTTCAAGCAGTTCGCGGATTTACGATTCCTGTATTCATTTCAATATTTCAAGCAGAGAAAATTTTAAAAGCAACTGATCCATACGATGATACTAAAACTTCACTAACTGACAGTCCAATTAAGTTAGATGCACAGGTGCCAGATCAGCAATTAAGCGGACACTACTACATAAGCGGAGCTAAATATCATTATGATATAACTAGAGAAAGTGGATTCTATACTGAACTTTTCCTATCTAGAAGAGAATGGATGCCGTCTAAAAAAACAGAATAATAATGCATAATTTCTTAGGAATACGATATAAAGTTGATAATTTTAGAAAGGGAGTATTTACGGATCCTTACGATTCACCTACCTTTTTAACATTTGCGCTTGACTTTAGGTTTGAGGAAACTGCTCCATTGTTGGAAGGTCACTTATGGGATTCTCCATTATTTGGAGAAAAAGGAGACAGTGCCATCAATTTTTTAAAAAATAGAGGATATTCAGCTGGCGCAAATAGCATGAAAGTATTTAAAGAAATACTTAGATATTTGACATTTGATGCTCCATGGTACTTTCAAGAAATTAGTGGATTAAATACATTATGGACTAACGGAACCGATATTGAATCTGGAAATAAATCAAAGGGAGCAGTTCTTACAGTAAATACATTAGAAGCAGTTGACTTAAGGATAACGGAATTGGCCGACATATATAGAAATGCAGTATATGATAAGGTTTATTTAAGGGAAAGAATTCCAGACAATTTAAGATGGTTTTCAGTAGACATATATGTAGCAGAAGCCAGAAATCTAAGATATCGAATTCCTGGAATAGGTCAAAATGTTGCATCTGCTCTTGGAGTAAATACTGGAGCCCTAGGAAATATTGTAGGCGGAGGAAATGAATTATCAAATGTCCTAGAACAATATGGATATGTTAAATTTAAATGCAGGCAATGCGAATTTGATTTTTCTGAGTCATTTAGTGGAGGCAGTAAATTAGATGTCACGACAACAAACACGCCTGCAACAAATTCATTTAAAATAAAAGTAGGATTCTTTGAAGAAGAAAGCAGATATGGCGACGGTACTGAGTTGTTCGACGATTTAATAAGAACTGATGTAAATAATCCATGGAGTACCAGAAATGCAGGAACAGATTTACAAAATATTGGATCCTTCCTATCAGGATTACCAGTAATTGGTTCAAATATACAGAGGGCTGGACAATCTGTTCAAAACTCATTAGCAAATATAGGAGGATTAATTAATCCTGCGCTAGGTGCAGCAAGTAATTTCCTAGATCCTCCAGTAAAAAGCTTAGGAAAATTAAATTAATTGCTAAACCATTTATAAATTTAAGATATAATTTAATATGTTAATACACAATAATAATCACGACATAGACCGACGAGAAGAAGACTTAGTAGATAAGCAATTTTTAGGAGTAATAGAAGATCCAAACGATCCTAGAAAAGAAGGGCGAGCCAAGATTAGAGTAGTTAGTATACATGATGATATTCCAGTAGAGGATTTGCCATGGGCGTATCCTAAACAGAAAAGTGCATTTTTTGGAAAAGAAGGAAAGGGCGGATCACTATCTGTTCCAAAAAAAGGTTCAGTGGTTGCAGTACGATTTGATAATGGAAATCCCTATTCTCCAGAATATTATTCATTACATGAAATAGCAGAAGACGTTAGGGAAGAATTAGGAAAAAATGGAGAATATTTAGGATCGCACGTTGTTTTGTTCGACGGCGACGAACAACTTAAAATATGGTTCACAATAAGCAAAGGAATTACTATGCAGTTAAAAGGATCACGAGTAAACATAGGTAGAGATAAGGCGATTACCATAGAGCACAGCGATTCGCAATCTATTATTGAATTAAAGGGAGGTAATATTTCTATTCATGCAAATTCAAGAGTTGAGGTAACTTCAGGCAGTGAAATAGAGGCTGCATCAAATCGAGTATGGATAAATGGAAACTCTGTTCAGGTAGGCCATAATCCTATAACTGGAGGAGCAGTATTAGGTGAGCCTCTGTTTCTATTATTGAAAGCAATGGGAAGTTCAATTGATGCAAAATTTCCACCTACTCCAGGTGTAATAACAGCGGCAGTTCAGGCTGCAGAAAAAATGGTAGTATCAAATACAGTTAAGGTTTCTTTATAGATTTACTATATAGATTTTCAATATTTTCATATCGAATAATTTTATTTAATGTAGAATTAGGAGTAACTGAAACCATGTTGAATCCAAGATTTTTAAGTCCACTAAAATTATCAAACATTAATTTAAATCTAGGTGAATACCACGATTCAGAATTTGAGTTAAGAGAATCATAATTTAGTTCTTTCCAAAAGTGACTAGTTTGTGACCAGTTTAAGGACACGCCAGCAATATAAAAAGTACATACTGATGACTGAATATAGTGCTTTGAAAAAAGCTGAAGTGCCGTAGTAACCGAATCTGGAAACTTTTTAGGATTTACCCTATTGTATACTCTTAACCAAGAAGGAACCGATACTTTTTTCTTTTTTGCATAATACGTAAACCAGTCGCTTGTAAAATTAATAGATTTGGTTTTTAATTGAATAACTGTTTCTGGAAATCTATCCAGCTCTTCCAAAATATCAACATCATTGAAGAAAAAATAATTAGGAATATGTTTTAACCATATTCTATTTACGCCTAAGGTTATTATATTATTAGGCAGTCGGCTAAAGTCGATATTATTTATGTCTTGACTGTTTCCGAGTACAAGAACGCTAGTCCTCTTCATTTAGCCAATCTTCAGAATTTATATTTTTATCGTCTATGAAAAAATCGTATGCAGGTTTTCCCAGTCGTAATTCGTGATATTGGACACCCCAGTTTAACAATTGAGTTTCAGTTAATTGTCTCCAATCTATTTTGGAAACAGTTCCTCTAGCTGTCCAAAAAACGATATGGTGTCCTTCTAAAAATAACCTATTTACTTTTTCAATTGCCTTGGGAATTGGAATAGCTGACGCATAATTCATAGGTTCAGACAACCTACATATTGTATCGTCGATATCAATGAAGTATGTCGCCATGTATTTCAATATTTTTTTCAGTTTTATATTTTTCCCAGTCGGCTGCTCCCATTAAATTAGGAAAACGGTCTCCTCCATTACATGATTCCTTTACATATAATTTTCCAGGAACAGAGCATCCACAATATTTGCAGTATCCATATTTCATGCAGTCTTCTTTGCAAATTTCAGATCTGTATAATACCTGTTCCCTTTCATGTTTAGGTAATAAGTGAATATGGTCGCCTAACATTTTTAGATTACCTTCAATAAATTGAAAAATTTTCTTTGGTGTAATTTTCATTTTCCTCTAAGTGTTTTACGTTTATCTAATTCAGTGTTTAATACTTTACGTGGTCCATATCCTCCTCGTGCGCGCTCAACATCGCGAATTCCTTTTACTAATTTAATTAAACCGTGAGGTTCGACTGAAGCATTTTGGTCGCTTCCCCAAAGAGTATGGTCAACTGTAATATGTCGCTCTATCCAATTTGCACCAAGTAGAGTTGCTGCAATTGTAGTAGTAAGACCAAATTCATGGCCGGAATATCCTATTTCAAATTTTTTCTCAAAATCATGTCCTCTGTTTATATGATCTAAATATACTATATAGTCTAAATTTAATTCATCTATCGGAGAAGGGTATGTTGAGTTTGTGTGAAAAACAACATCGGGCTTTCCATTTGAAATTGCCAGATCAATCTCTTTTTGTGTGCTCATTCCTGTAGAAATTAAAAGAAAATCTGAGCACTCTCTAGCATATTCAACTAGTTCTAAATCTGTAATCAGAGCAGATGGTATTTTCATCATGACTCCCCACCTTCCATTTGGAAGCTTCGTATGATATTGTCGCATGAAGTCAACAGATCGTTTATCCCAAACTGATGCAAACCAGCCAATTCCTTTGCTTCTACAGTATTCATCAATTATGTCATAGTCCTGTGGAGAAAGTTCTATATCTAGTTTATATTGAAAATATGTAGTTTCCGTTTTTCGCCAAGGAACAGTTTTTGTTTTTGTGCGTTCTGCATGCGGAACGCATGATTCTGGATCACGTTTTTGGAATTTTACATAATCGACACCTGCAACGACAGCGATGTCTATCAATTGTTTTACGTGGTCTATAAATGTGTTTGGATTTTCTCCATACGCGAAATTTATTCCAATTTCGCCTAATATTTTAGTTTTCATAGATTTATTATTTTTTTCCATAAATTAAAAATTGATAATTTGATTTATTTAGAGCGGCAGACGAATATTCTAATTTATATTTAGTTAAATATTTAGACAAATAATCTGAATTAGTTAAACACGCATAACATACGTCATCTTCAGTTTCATATTTTGAATTAAATTTAGTAATGGAAGAATGTCTTATTTGAAGCAT